GCGGGGCGGGGAGGCAGGCCCGGAGGCATGCCGGGCAGGCCCGCAGCCATCTGATCCTCGGGCTTGACGCCCGTGTTGATCGTGATGGAGACGTTCATGCCCTTCTTGCCCTTGGTGGAGCCGCCGTCGGCCTTGCCCGGACCCATGTTGAGGCCGCTGATGCCGCCGCCGCCATACTTCTTGGTGCGGGCCTCGGGCTTCACCATCTTCTTGATGAGCGCCTTGTCCATCGCAACGTCCTCGTGCTTGGCCATGCCGCCCTTCTTGTAAGGCGAGCCGGGAGCGCCAACGCCAAAGTTCATGGCGTTTTTCTTCACCATGTCCATGCGGGCGTCAGGCCCAGCGCCTTGCATCGGAACCGTGCCGCCGTAGTCGTAGTGGCCAGCCTTGCCGCGCGTGGGCTTGGAGGCATTGTCCTGACGCTTCTCCTCGGCAATCTGCTCCTTGGTGGAGGGAGCCTTCTTGCCAGCAGGCATTTCCTGCGGCCCATAGTTGACGTTGCCGCCAGCCTTGCGAGCGGTGCGGCCACCCTTCTTCATGCCCTCAATCTTCTTCGTCAGGGCGTCCTTGTCCTCTTTGGAGGTCGTTTCTCCTTTGTAGGACGGGTCGGTCACGGGCGACTTGTCTTTGTTGTAGCCAGCCGCCTCGCGGATGCGTTCTGCGGCGGTAGAACCTCCGTTGTTCTTGCCCGAGCGGCCACCCTTCTTCATGCCCATCGTGGCGCCGCGAACGGCCTGCAAGATGGCGGCGGGGTTCATTGAGCCCTTCAGAGCGTCGGCAGGCATGCCGCCCAGCGCCTTCTTGGCGCGGCCACCCTTCTTCATGCCGCCGACGTGCTTCTCGCCCTCGCGCTCCTCGTTGGCTTCCTTCACGTTGCGGTTGACAAGGCTGTCAGCCGTCAGGGCGCGGCCACCGGACTTGCGGGGCTTACGGCCAGCGTGGCAGTCGGCCTTCTCGCCCATAACCTTGCCACCCTTCTTGAAGCCCTGTTTGGAAATCGGGCGCATGCCCGTCTTCACGTCGGCCTTCAGGGGCTCGGCGGGCGTCCAGTCTGAGCTGTCCGTCTTCTGGTCCTTTTCGCCAGCAAGACGTTTGGCCTTGCCCTTCATGGCCTCGCGGGCCTTGTGCGCCATCTCATACATGCTTTTCTCCTCGGAGTTCCGGCGTCCCGGTTGCCACAGTGGCTGGGCCATTATACACTGAAACGGTATTCGTTAAACGCCCCCTATGGAGATCAAGATGACCGAGCGCGAAGCGTTCACCGAAGCCGTTGCCGACAGCATCACCGAAGACGTAATGGCATCAGTTGCCGACATACTTTTTGCCGGAGGCTTGCTTTCCCCCGAAGATGGGCACGGATCGCTCCGTACCAGCCAAGCTGTTTCTGCCGCAATTCATTCAATTGAGCGGACACTTGCCCAATTGAAAGATTTCACGGCTCAAGATTGACTTCCCCACCCTTACGCCAACCAAACAACCTTTTATGCTGCTCCTGTTGCTTCATCACGCGATCAACCATTTCCGCGTCAATCTTCTGCGCCGGGAATTGAGTCATCATTCCCCATTGGGCTTTTGGCCATTGTTTGGGGTCATGCGCAGCGGGGTTAAGTTTATTCCACCAGTCGCTCCAAATGTCCTTGACGTGGACGGAACTTGGAAGCCCGCCAAGATAAGCCCCAAACTTGGGCGCAGCCATTGACCCCGTGTAGTTACTGTGGGGGTACGAGGGATTGGCGAGCAATCCACCGCGAGGATCAAGTTCGGCAACGGAATATCCCGCACGAAGGCCGGAGCTTCCAAAAAGACGCGGCTCAGTTATCGCAAACCTTGTTTGGCCAACATCAGGGAACCCAGCCTTTTGATGGGTTGCAAGATCAAGAGTTTTCGCAAGTTGCTTGCGATCAACAAGATCAAGAGTTTGCATAAAATCTTCAGCTTCTTGCGTGTTCATAATTCCCGGCCATCCGGGGAATTTTGCCGCCATCTTTGCGTCCACATCCGCGATTGCCGCCTTCGTAATCTTTGAGCCGGGGATCTGGCGCAACATGGCCTGATAGAACATGTCAGCGGAGTCAGCGGCTTCTGGCGACATCGTGGCTTGAATACCAACGACGCGCTCGCCTTCTGGTATCCTTCTCTCCAGCGAGTTCATGTAGGTTTGGGCCTTGTCTTTCATGGATGCCCAACCAGCAGGCGCCTCGCCTCGACCGGCTGGACCGCGAGGGAAATCGCCGCCGCCTTCCGTGTAAAAAGGTTTGGTCAGTTTTTTGCCGCCGATTTCGTGGATAATGACACCGCTTGAGCTTAGGTCGCTAAGAAGCGGAACGCCCCAAGCTCCTTCAAGGTCTTCCATGGACAATGTTTTACGTGGCTCAAGATAGCCGGGGATCTTTTCATAGCCAACGCTCATATCTTCAAACGGAATAGCGCCCCGCACTTTTGAGAGTACGGGAACATTGGCCGCAAGATAGGGGTCTTTGGCCAAAATGTCGGCGCCCGTGCGCGTGGTCACGGCCCCGCTGGGGGTATGCTTGGGGAAGAAAGCTTTAAGCTTCGACAGGTCAGCCGCCTCGGCGTTCTCCGGCGCCAAGGTGGCGGCAGTGGCTGCTGTAGCGCCAGTGGCTGCGGAAGACGGCAGGCGATACGCCGAGGTCAACGGCTCCGCAGCCAGCCTCTCTAAATTGCCCGCTTTGGTAAACGGCTTCAACATGCCCCGCATGCCGCCACCAACAGCAATGTCGGCAACAGTTTCGGCTTGCTGCGCCTTCTTAAGATCACCTGTGGCGCGAAGAATGGGATCGCGTACCAAAACGCGCTCTAAGCCGGTCAGGGGTGACATGGCCATGCCGAGCGCACCGCCAGCCATACCTAGAGCCCCAGCACCGTAATTACCCTCCCTGACGGCTTTGAGGCCCTCGGCGACAATATCCGCGTTCTCGCCAAACGCTTCGCCGGTGCGCTTCAAAAATGTTCCCGGACGGCGCTGCGGCATATACTTGTCCCAACCGGTGGGGGCGGCGGACATATAGGTTTCGCCCTTCGGGAGATCGCCCTCACCAATGCCCAAGGCGCTAGTCAAGCGCTCGCCTTGCGTGGGCTTCGCCATTTCCAGAACGCTTTCAGGCGGTGACTCAAACGTGAAGAATGGCGACCGCCCCACTGCCTCGCCGTCAGCGTGATGCTCGCGCACGACGCGCAGGGCGTCGCCAACCTCACCGCCGTGGGCGTAATCGTGGATTTCTTCCCAATGCACAGACGAACTGGGGCTCACGCGAGCGCCGGGCTCGTGGATGCCTTCAATGTAGTCAACGACATTACCGCGATAGACATTTGTTACATCCTCGCGGGGAATTTGCCCTATAACACCAATCTCGGATTCGCCAGTTCCGGGGACGCGAGAAATGCTTTCATCGGGAGGGCGTTTGGCAGCCACGACATATGCGGGACGAGCCGGATCTGGCTTAAACTCTGAAGGGGCAAAACTGTGAGCGTAGCTGCGCGCTTCGTCAGGATTGACTGAGAAATATGTGAGCCCCTTTTGGCCTTCGCCGATGTTGTGAGTGCCGAGGCTCTGGAGGTAGTTGTTTTTTTGAAAGTTGGCGAACTCCTCCGCAGACATGCCACGGAAAATCTTGCCGGGGTCGGCCTGAGCCGGAAGATCGTAGGAAAAACCCTCCCGTGGGATGGTTACATCTTTGCTGGCAATGATGTTGCCCGCCTCATCAACAAGATCGTCCCTTTTTAAGTCAAAATATTTCGGATTGTAGACACCTTGACGCTCAAGCGAAAATGACCCGCCTTTGTAAGGTTTAAGCTCGGGATTTGCCCTGAGAAAGTCTAGCGCCTTCTTAACAAGGCCGCCATCCCCATAATCCTCAACCTCGCCGCCCTCGGCGCGCTCAAGCTTGTGGAAACGCGTCGCGCCGATGTCCACACCGCCGGTGCGGCCCCACGACGGGGCGGGACGGCCAAGCGCCTCCTGAGCAGCCGGAGCCCAGAAGTTGGTGGCCCCGCCCGTGATGTCCTCGCCAGCCATGGCGGCCTCAAGGGCGTCCCGAGCATCGGAATACCGCTGGCTCTTGGGCGAGATCTTCATGGGGTAGTTGGCGCCCGCCGGGTTCATCCAAGGTTCAAACTGGCGCTTGGCGAACAGGACGGCCTCGGGGCTGGAGCCATACTTGCCCGAGTTGATGCGGTTGAGGATCACGCTGGCGATGGCCTGCGTCTCCTCCGGCGACTTGCCGCTCGTCTCCGCCGCGATGGTGCGGATGACGTAGTCGGCCTGTTGCTTAGTCAGCGCCGTGCCGTGGGGCTCCTCGGGGATGCGGGCCGTCAGCTTGCCGGTCGCCTGATCAATCGCGTTGACTGCGGGGGCAGCGGCCTGCGTGGGGGCGTAGGCGAGCGGCAGGCTCGTAACGGACGCCGGGGATATGTCGGAACTGAGCAGGCTCACGCCACGGTCGGGCGCGGCGAATGGGATGTTAACCGGAAGATCCCGCACCTCGACCGCGCCCGGACGGGGAGCCGTCAGCGGGGCGCGCACGGGGATTGATCCCGTCACGTCGTCAGCCCTCGCCTGCGCCTCACGCGCCAAGCGAAGGGCGCGGTCGGCCTTGAAGAAGTCAGACGCCACCTCGGGGTCGCCCCAATTCGTCGGAGACGTTACCTCGCCGGTGGACAGGTAGTCGGGGCCAGAGAACAGGTCGGACAGGAAGCCACCCCCAGCTAAGTGGTGGCGGACGGCGTGGAGGGCGGCGTCTACTTCGCCGCCATGAGCGCGAGGCTGCGCGTAAACATCCTCATCGCGCATGCCAAGCTCGCGGGCGGAGTGAAGGATTTGGCGATACTTGTGGGGCGTGATCCACTCTGGATTGTTGGCAAACATGTCGGCCACGGTGCCGTAAGCTCCCAAATTATCCGGCCACGCCACGGTCGAGTGCGGGTCTCCGTGCGCCGCCATTGCATCGTTCCACCCCGAGACAATTGAAAAACCGGCATTTGGGTCGGTGTCTGTCGTGCCATCAGGATTGGCGCGGTTGGTCACGCGAACGGCATTGGCTTGACGTAGGGCGTCGAAGTTCAACGGGCGAAAGTTAACGGGCTCTCCCTCCGCATCAGAAGTGAATCCGGCAGGGATGCTGGTGGCAGGCTCACCATCATATTGACGCGCAGCTTGGAGAGCCTTTGCGACCAGATCATCCATCTTACCGCTCCGTTGTCAGGGGCTGCTCGTTCTGCTCAAGGCGCTGGAGCATGTCGTCGGGGATGATGCTCTGCACAATTGGAATGCCCGCCGGGTTGGCGGCCAGATCCTCGGCCAGCCTCACCGCCGCCAGACGCTCGCGGCTCTCGCGGTCGCGCTTGCGGTTGATGGCGTCCAGCATCGAGTCCTGCTTCTTTTCCTGAAGCTCTTGCTGCTTCAGCTCAATGTCGGCCATCTTGAGCTGGTCGGCAATCGTCGGACCCTGCTCGCCACCGGCCAAACCGCCAGCCTCCTGAAGCTTTGCCGCCACTTCCTGCGCCTTGATGTCAACCATCGCCGTCTTGGCGTCGGCCTCCTGCTTCTTGATCTGCACCATGGCCTGAGCGTACTGGACCTCTGGCGGGGGCTTCTCGGACAGGGAGTTCGGGGGCACCATGAACTGTTGCGGGTTGCTCCAGCCCATCGCCTGCAAGGCCGCAGTGTCGATGGCGATGGGGTCGTACAACGATGGGTTGCCCTGCTGGAGCTGCTTCAGGCCCATGATCTTCATCATGCGCTGGGCGTGGCTGGCCGTGTTCGGGTCGGCCTGCGGAACCAAGTCGCAGTTGTTGATGGCGTTCAGGAACGTCTGCTCGTCCCACTGGTAGGCGGGCTTCTTGTTCCGCTGCCAGAAGCTCTCGGGGTTCTCCTGAAAGCAGCGGACCAGAAGCTGGAACTCTTGCGCCTGCGCCGAGTGCATCCGCTTGTGGACGGCGTTCATCACCTTCGTGGCCTGATCAATCATGGCCAGCGTCGTGCCCACCGGCGCGTCTGCCCGGCCCTCGCCGACCTGCATCTCGCTCGTTCCGCCGACCCTCATGCCGGTCTCGGCCATGTTGCTGACGAGGCTCATCAGCGACGGCGCGGCGCCGTTGTTGTAGGGCAGGGGCATGATGGCTTCTTTGATAGACATGCCGCCGGTCTTGACCAAGGCTCCGCCGCCCGGAGGGACGCGGAAGATGTTGGTGTTCTGCCTCGCGCCCGTGTCCGCCATCAGGAAGCCGGGGAAGTTGGCGTACATGCCCGAGTCCAGCAGCTCACGCCACGCCGCCGTGATGGCGTTGGTGGTGTTGCCGAGGATATGGAGCAGGCCGATGTCGTAGAAGCCCAAACCGGGAACGAACGTGTACTTCACGAAGTTCGTGCGGGCCTCGGGGAGCGCGGCCTCGTCCTCGTCGTAGTTGCGGACAATGGACAGGATCTCGCGGGACGACAGGTCGATGGTCACGCGGTAGGGGATCTCAAGGCCGGTCACCTTGCCCTTGTACTTGTGCTCAAAGCCGGGGATGTCCAGCTCGCAGTAGCACTCGTAAATCTCGCGGTCGCGGTCCTCGGGGCGGAAGGAGCCCACCGAGATGCCTTGCTGCGCCCGCTCCTCGCGCTGCGCGGCGTCGAGGTCCGGGTCTTTCGGGGCCGGAAGGTCGAGGTCGCGGTAGACGCCGAGGATCTGGAGGCGCCGCACGGTTGAGGCCTTCATCATCGAGCGGTGCGTGATCCGCTTGGCGTTGCGCAGGTCGGTCGCCGCGTTGTTCACGATCAGGTCGTCAGCATCAACGCTCTCGGACACCGGGCGCCCGCGCAGCGGGCAGAAGTAGACCTTCTTGAAGCTCGTGCCGCCAAAGCCGAGCATGAGCAGCATGCGGTCGGTGTCGGGGTAATACTCGGTGGCCGTGGCCGTCAGGTAGTGGTTCAGGTCCAGCTCAAGCGCGTCGGCGAGCTGGTCGGTGTTGAGCGAGCCGCTGTTGCCGTCGTCGCGGATCTTGACCGGCCCGTCAGTCGGGAGAAGCTCCGAGCGGGCGTTGGCCTGAAAGCGCAGGCAGGCCTCAAGCAGGAGCGGGTGTCGGACTTTTGACATGCCCTCGACGGGCGCACCGTCAGCCGAGCCGCCGAGGCCGGGGATCTCCAGCTTCAGGCCGAGCAGCTTGATGCCCTGCGCCCGGCCCTCAATCCACTCGCGGCGGCTCTCAATGTCGTCCTCAATGCCGCGCAGAAGCTCGTCGGCGATCTGGCCCAGCGAGCCCTGATCAATGTCCTCGACGAGGTTGTCGAACCAGCCGCCCTTGGCGCGCCCGGGGCGATCCGTCAGGCTGTTGCCGTCGATGCTGATCGACACCGAGCCGTCGTCATGCTCAATGCGCAGGATTGGCTCGTTGTCGTTCATCTCGGGCTCGACCACCTCAGACTCAATGACCGCCACGTCGGGCGTCGGGATCGCCGCGTCGGGCAGTCCGGGCAGGCGGATGTTCTGGGGCGCGAGGCCGGGCATGGGCAGCGGCATGGGCAGCGTCATGGTTACGGTCCTTGAACTGGCGGCTCGGGCATAGCCTCCATCTCCGCGACGAAGCGGCGGATGCCCTCTTGCGCGGCGAGTGTATCAGATTGGGCCATAATCTCATAGTGACGCACGAAGTCGTAGGGCGCCTTGCCCCAGACCTCGACCCGGAAGTTCCCGATGCGGACGGGCGTGTTGGGCGTGATGACATCGACGACGGCGCTGGCGAGTACCATAAGCTTGACCTCAGATCGGATAAAGCGGCGCGGGAGCCTTGCCGACGTGGCGGCGCCCGGCGTCAATCTCAGCCATACGCTCAGGCGCGCGGACGAGCAAGCCCGTCTCCCGCAGGTGGCGCAGGGCCATGCTGACGGTATCGACGAGGTCGTCGTGCTTGCCCTTCGGGAAGACCTCGCACTGGCGGATGACCATGTCGGCCCACTGGCGGTCGGGGGCGTAGATCATGCCCTCGGAGAACAGGTGCTGGATGGAGTAGACGCGCGCCAGCTTGTCGAGCGCGCCGGGGTTGATGAGCTGGACGGCCCAGTCCTCGGCCCCGTACAGGCGCCGGATCTCCTGCGCGACCGACAGGCCGGACGCCTTGGCCTCGACGAGGAGCTTGTCCACGCGGAACTTGCGGCACGTTGAGGCGACCTTGGCGACGAGGGCGTCCGCATCCGCGACATGCTCGACCACAACCCCGAGTCCGTCCCCCGCGTCTTCCTCATGGGCGCGTGGCAGGAGCACTTGGAGTTGTCCGCCCTCGTGGCCAAGGTCGCCAGCACCTGCCGCAAGTTCAAGGTGGACAAG